AACTTGTTCGACTCAGCCGCGTTAATGCGCGCGTTGAGAGTCGCCGAAGTGGACACGCCCGAGTCAACGCCCGCCATTTCGGCACCGGCGTTGATGATCGCGTCCATGACCAGAACCTCATCCAGTTCGAATAGCGCAGCCATCGCATCGAGCGTCACTTGGGCCGGTTTGCCGGGGGTCTGTCCGTACTTGATACGGTCCACGAAGTCCGGATGATCGCAGAGCGTGTCGAACACCGGGCGGGCGAGAACGAGCTTGTTCGGACGGTAGAGCCCGGCGAGCTGCACCATGCGCTTGGCGTAGCGGATGTCTTTGATCGGCGAAGAGTTGTCGTCGGACCATTGCAGGAAGGTCGTGCCGAGCGCGGCGCCGGACGAAACGCCGTACAGGTAGTTCGCCCAGACGTTGCCGAAGAAGTTGCTTGCCCAGTCCACTTCGCGCGAGATGAGCGTCTGGTTGACGAGCCATTTGGTTGCTTCCAGATCGAGATTGAGTACAGCGTCAGCGTTCGCACGGATCTGGTCGTCAATGTCTTTATGGAGCGACCACACGTCGCACGAGTAAGTGGACGTGTTGTCCAGTTTATACCCGCCGCCGGCAGACTCGGTGCCAGGAGCGCGTTTGCGCATCGTGTTTCGGTTGAAGTCGGCACGGGAATAGGTGATGTACCGATCCGACTGTTTCGATACCGGAACGAGGGGGAAGACGCGCCGAGCGACGAACGCGGACTCCTCCTGCGCGTACATGAGAGAGAGGTTCGTCAACAGTGCGTTGACGTGTACATCGGTGAGAGTCGGCTGCATTTAAACTACTCCTTACGTCTTCTCGACGTTAGTCAAATCAGAATCAACTACAAATCTGGTCGGGGGCGGGCGGCCTGTCTCACGACGGTCCGCCTTTCCCCGATATTACAAACTAGGAGAACGCCGTTCCGTTCGGTGCGTTCCGCATGATCTCGACCGCGATGATCGAGATCGTCGCGACCGACGTTACGGCTTCGAGCGCTTTCGCGACGATTACGCCGGCGTAGGTAGCTTTCAACGTCGAGCCGCTGTCCACTTCCAGGAGCTGTCCGACAGAAAACGCTTGGCTCGCCGACACTGCGGCTTTCGTAACGCCGTCACTGGCATAACATCCGGCTTTACCGGCGAGCGGATTGTCCTGGAGAATACCGTCGATCGCTTTGGCCGCGGTCGCCAGTTCCATTCCGTTTGAAGTGAGCTTGACCGCGAGAAACTGACTCGCGCTCAGATCGGCGTAGGCGACCCCGGTTCTGCGAGTAAATGTCAACCCTTCGTCATAAGCCATTTCATTACTCCTCGGCTGGGATCGCCAGCCCAAAATCCAATCTACGACAATTACCGACTACCCGATATGCGAACTCAGTCCCAAGCTCGGCATCCGTTGCGCGAGAGACTGGAGGTACTGCTTCCGTCCGCTGGGAGTCACCATAGCTGCACTTCGTTCCTCTTCCATCGACTCGTACAGAGCCGGGTTCGCGCGAAGAACGGCTTCGAGTGCCTTCGACGGGGACATGCCGGACCCGGATGCGGCGAGCACGGTCGCCTGCTTCTGGATCGTATCGAGCGCGTTCGTTGATACGGCGCCGAAGCTGGAATTGACCGGGTTTGCGGCGGACGCGGAGGCGCGAGCGTCGAGCATGATCTTACGCACGTCGGCCAAGGACTTGTTGTCCAGGATGAAGCCAGCGGCGAGTTCGGGCTTGCCGGCGATCATACAGAGTTCGGAGATCGCGTGCATATCGGTTACTTGAGCGGCGGATTTGGTTTCCATATCGTCCTCGTCGTTGTCAGGTTCCTTGTCTTTCTTCTTGTCACCGGGCTTCTCTCCAGGAGGAGTCTTACTAGGCGTGGAGGCGGAAGCAGACTCGTTATCGTCCACTTCACCAGTTCCTTTGCACGCCTCGCACGGTTCGCCGTTCACTTCACCAGTTCCGTTACAGGCGCTACAGGTCTTGGCTTCGGCTTCGGCGGCCGCATCGTCTGCCATTTTCGATTTGCGCTTGGCCTCGTCCGCCTCGTGCTTGGCGATCGCCGCTTCCTTACGTTTCGTCTCGGCGTTCGTGCGCTTGGCAGAGGGGGAGACGGCAGGAATGGGCGGAGCGACGGAAACGGGCGGGGTAACGGCGACGGCGGGAGCAGGATTGGCGACAGCAGGCATATCGGTTACTCCTTGTACTTGTGAAAGTTCAGCCGAGATCGGCGGTGGTGTGCCATTCGCTCTCAGTGTAGCACTGACAGATGAAACTTTTCCAGTCAATTCCGCAAGCGCGTCGTCAAACGTACCCACGGCGTCTGCTAGGAGCGGGAGCGCGGAGTCGGCGAAACAGAGAGCGGCTTCGAGTCCGGCAATCGATTTGACCGAAGTATTGCGATTACGAGCGACTGTAGACTGAAAGATCTCAGCCTCTCGGTCCACCTCAGTCTGGATGTCAGCGCGAGCAGACGCGGAGAGTGCGGCGTGAGGGTTGCCGTCGATCTTGTGCGAACCGTTGTAGACGTACGTGTATTTGAGCCCGCACTGTTCGTCTTGGCTAGACTGGTCAGTGTGCATCGCGAACACGCCGATAGAGCCAACTGCGGCGGTACGGGTTAGGAAGATGCGGTCGGCGGCGGAGGCGAGTGCGTAGGCAGCAGATGCCGCTAAGTCGTTGGCGGCAGCGAACATCGGCTTCTTACCGCGGAGAGAGTGGATGTGATCGGAGAGTTCAAAACACCCGTGGGTCGTACCGCCAGGAGAGTTCACGTCGAAGAGGATCGCACGGACGGAGAAGTCGTCCATCGCCGCGTCGATCGCAGATCGAATACCGGAGTAGGAGGAGCAGCCGGAGAGGGATGACATCCACCCGCCCTCTTTCATTAACACGCCGGAGATAGGGATGATCGCCACGCCTGCGTCGGTGGTCGTATAGGGTTTGCGGTTGGCGGAACGAGGGTCATCGGCGCTGTCGTCCTGATACGCGAGGAGTTCGGCGAGCTTGGAATTGGTCGAGTTGACAAGCACTCCCGAGTCGAGCAGTTCCTGGATTGCGGCTTGATCCGCCACGAGCCTAGGTCCTACGGCGCGGAGAATCGCGTCGAGCTTAGAAGGGATGATGGCGAGTGGGGTCCCGAAGATTTCGGATGCGAGATGGATGAGCGGGCGTTTCACAACGGCTGTCGTCCTAAACATGACAATAGCATATTTCGGCTATCCATGTCGTTTACTCGACGGAAGTTTGGATTTTGGCTTAACCACAGGTGCGACAGGCGCGGGAGCGTGAGTGTGAGCGGGCACGGACGCTGGCACGACCACGGGTTTAGCAGTAGGCGCACTAGCCGGTGCGCTCCCTGTTTCCGACGCCGGCTCTACTGGCGCTTCCTCTTCTCCTGCCGCAGTCACCTTCTCACCGCGCAGTAGAGTGTGCCGTGCATCAGAGTCGTAGATGAGTCCGAGTTCGTCGATCCGTTTGTTGTCGGCCGCCTGTTGACGGTCTACGTCCGCGATCTGCTCGCCTTTACGCGCGATAACCTGCTCACGAGAGGTGAACCCGTCACGTACCATTTTTTCGTTTGCCTGTGCATCGTTAAGTGGGTCGAGCCAGGGCCAGCCAGGTACGCCCCACGTAATGTTTTCGTACTTGGTCGGGTCGTTCGCGTATCCAGGAAGAGAGAGTTCGCCGGAGAGTACAGCTTCTCGCGTCCAACGATTGACGATAGGCGCGACGAACTGGTAGATGATGACGTTTTGCTGGAATTGCTCGCATTTACGCTGAAAGTCGAGTACGCCGGCGCGGATCGACGAGAGATTGACGCCTTTCAGGTCGCCGGTAATCTGCTCGTACGTCGCTCCGATACCCGCGGCGAACTGGTGCAGGCACACGTCGAGGAACGTCGCAATGTCAGAGTCTTGCGGGAGCTGCGGGAAGGTAATCTTCTCACCGGGAAGCAGGATCTGCATCGTCCCAGTCTCGATCTGGGACACCTGTAGGGATGAGTCGTACAAACTGGTTTGTGAAGAGTTGTTCTGCTCGGTACCTACGCTCGGTTGCTGCGTCGCATCCGGCGGAAGGATGTCGTTGCCCGCATCGACCTTCTCGACGAACCCGGCAAACATCGTTTGTATCTGCTTCTTAACGACTGCCGCGTCCATGTACTTGCCGATCTCGTGGAGCGATACGAGGACCGCGCCGAGATGGGGTTGGCCGCGGAGTAAGCCCGCGCGCATACGTTTGAACACGTGGAGGATGTCGGTGGACGGGACACGGGTAAAGGTGAGCCCGGACATCGGGTAGAACATCGTCTCTCCAGGGTGTTCGGCGTACATATGGTAGGCGACGATACGCTTGTACGGGTCGAACTCGATCCCGCAACGGATAGAGTTAGAAGAAGGCGTGACGGTTGTGCCAGCGCCGTAAGATACACCCTGGATGGTATTGAGAAAGACCGGGACTTGCTCGCCTTCGATCAATTCCAGTTCGTACGGGACGGCCAAACCCCAGGACGACGGGCGGATATGCTGGCGGCAAAATACTTCTCCAGACTCGAACACCTCTCGTGCCGCGGTTGCCTGGAGCGCGTAGAAATGGTTGAGTCTCGCCCATTTGCGAAACTTGTGCTCAACCTCTTCCTTGAGCTTTTGGTCGTCGATGTTCCAGTGCGGACGGATACCCTTGCCGATGACTTGGGCTTCGAAGTTGTCTACAGCCGACGCCGCCCAGGGGTTGTTACGGACTTCATCCCGGCACCGGGCGCGCATTAGATCGAGCGTACTCCACAAACTTGTGGTCGGGCCGAGACGGGTGGGAGAGAACGTGGACATACGCCGTCCACCCGCGGCTGCTTCGTACGGATTACCGCCCGACGCACGACGGGTGAGTGGGGAGATAGGTGCGGAGTTGGAAGGGGTCGAGGGTTGGGGTGTGGTAAGGGTGAGGCCGTCGTGCATCGGGACAGGGACTGAAGTTTTCGCTCGCGTAGATCCTAGCGAAGAACGATTGGGAGGTCGAGCGGACTGACGAGCCGAAGGTCGTATTGGCGTTTTTGGCGTCTTCGTCGTCTTCGCCATGTCAAAGTCCTTTGCTCGTACTCATTCGAACCTGGCGCACCGTCG